CAGAGACAAGCATCCACCAGAGTACAACAACCTGAGAAAGAAAGAGGATCTGCTGAGGTTAAACAATCGTATGCAGATAAGGTGAAGGCAGAGAGAAAGAAAGCAGCACAAGCTAGGATCGCTGCTAAGAAGAGTGGAACCAAAGCTCCTGAGAAGAAAGCAACACCAACTGCTTCACAACTCCTCACCAAGAAAAAGAAAACTGAAACCTCACCCAATTACAAACCTCAGAAAGCTTCAGGGTATTCTAGAGACGAACGTCGTAAATTAAAGAGAGCGGGTGACAGATTGGTGCGTGACATTCGCAAGGGTACAGATAAACCTGCAAGTCACTATAAACCATAACACTCTCTGAGACACATCTAGAAGCGCCTGTAACACTGTTGCGGGCGTTTTTTAGTGTATATGTATGGTCTGAAGATAATTGCAACTGTAGCCCCTAAAGTGTCCCTATAGTGTAAGCACACGATTCGTTTATGTCTCGTCCCACTGTTGTTATGGAACGTGAAGACTATGCTGCCACTTTTGAACTTTTGTTCCTTGATGTGAAAGCACGTTTTCGGATTCATAACTACGAAGTGAAGAAACTGACAGAAGATCTTTCTCTTCTGTTCAATGTTATCACCGATAAAGCATATTATGCTGCGATAGATCGGTGAATACAAAGGGAGGAGCAATCCTCTCTTTTTTAATGCAACTGTAGCCCCTAAACTGTCCTAGTAGTATGAAGAACACCCACATCGAACACCCTGAAGATTCTATCCTGACTGGTGATCTTTCCGTCTTGGATTGGTTCAGTGAGTCTAATAGTATTATCTCAACCAAGATGGATGGTGCTCCTGCTATTGTTTGGGGGCGCAATCCTGCCAATGGTAAATTCTTTGTTGGCACTAAATCTGTGTTCAACAAAGTAAAAATCAAGATCAATCATTCTCATGGCGAAATTGACCAAAACCATCAGGGTAAAGTTGCGCGTATTTTGCACGCTGCTTTTGATTGCCTTCCTCGTACAGCTTCTATCATTCAAGGTGATTTTCTGGGGTTTGGTGGTAGTGATACTTATCGCCCCAACACGATCACTTACATCTTTCCTGAGATAATTGCTCAGGATATTATTGTTGCACCTCACACAATCTACAAAGCAAAGGGTGATCTTCGCAATGCGATTGCATCTCCTTTGACTAGCAAACTGATTAGCACTTCTGAATGTTTGTTTGTGCAACCTGAAGCACAACTTAATCCTTATCGTGAGGATCTTGCTGATATTTGTAAGTTTGCCAAGCAAATGTCGATGCTATGTGAGTTTGTAACTCCTGCTAAAGCAACAAAAATCAAAAAAGCATTGAATGAGTGCATCCGTATGGGATGGACCGTGAATGAAGATGAGATTGCAGAAAAAACAGATTGTGACATCAACTTGATCCGATTGTGGAAACTCGTGTCATCTATCAAGGATGATTTGTTCTGCTTCATTGATGAGTGTGATGACATTGTTTGTATGATTGGTGAAGAAGCAACTTTGCATGAAGGTTATGTTATCACAAACAAGTTTGGTATGTTCAAAGTTGTTGATCGTGAAGAGTTTTCCCGTGCCAACTTCATTATGGAAAAGACCTGGTAATGATAACTGTAGCCTCTAAAGTGTCCCAGTAGTATGAACGCAACTCAAATGATCGAAACTCAAACCAAACCACAATTCTTGACTGAAGCACTCATCGAAGTGCTCAACAATGAGTGGAAAGTTAATGCACTCGAATCTGGTCATTCTGTTTATACTCAACTTGAGTATGAAGTTGGTCGCAAATATATCAAAGTCTGGTCTTATCTTAAAGATGGTAATTTTGGTGATGCAAGAATCAGGGGACGTTCTTGCTGGATGTTCGTTGACAAGAACTCTGGCGAATGTTACAAACCTGCTAGTTACAAAGCACCTGCAAAAGGTGTCCGCTATCTTATCACACAGTTAGCAGATAATCCTCACATTTGTGATGCTTACGGTTCGTTCCTGTATCTCTAAGATGAATGATCTTTTTCCCAATCTGCAACAACAACTAGACAAACTTACCGTCATTCGTTATGATCACATCCAAGAAACAAATGCTCAACGT